CTTTTACTGGTGTTTCTAAATCAAATAGTTCTTCTAATTTTTTTGTCATAATACTATTTAATTGATCCNCATANTCTACGNCATGTTAATCGATACTCATTATTTCCAAATTCTTCTTTAATATCTAATGTATTCATATCATATTTTTCTTTATACGTGGAATCATTAACCCAATGGCAACACGGTAAAATTTTTCCAGTAACAGATAAAAACAAACTATAATTTCCAGTATTATTTCTATCTACATCTATGTGCATACAGTCATTTCCCTTAACGTAATTGTTATTTGTAAGAGTGCTTTGAAAATTAACCTCTGTATTCAAAACTTGTCTATCAGTATATGTATAAGATTGTTTCAAAGCCTTTGTTNCAGACCCTTCAGTCCCTAATNATTCACCAGTTTTCCAATGCCTTGCTTTTGGCGTAATAAAAGGCTTCATAATAAAAAACTTTTTAAATCCAAGATCTTCTGCTAACTGTTTTGCTTCATCAACTTGATGTTCATTGTGTTCAAATTTTAAATACTGCCACTCTGCTACACCACCAGCATTTATAAATGCTCTAGCATTATCTATTATTTTATTAAAATCAGTTCCTTGACGATGTATACTATGCGTGTCTTCTAAGCCATCTATACCAAAAACAATTTGATGCAATCCATAAAAATTAGTAGATAAATTTTCCCCCAACTCACTCCACCATTTCACAGATCGCAAACTGCCATTTGTATGTATATCTATATATTTTTGAGGTTTTGAAGAATGTAATTGAATTTCATTATACTGTTCAACTTTTTGTAATAATGGCAATAAATGTCTATAAGCAATTGGATCACCAAGATTTCCACACAAATGCAAAACTTTCAAATTTGGAAATTTAATCATTTCTTGCATGACAGTTTTAACTGATATATCCATTAAAACCAAATCAGGGCGTGTCTTGTAACCATCAATATTACGTAAACAACCTGGACAAGATGCATTACATCTACTAGTTGGTTCAACATGTAATAAAGTTACTTTATCAGTGTACATTTTTATACTCGTGATATATTTTATTTGTAATTTCTACACAATATTCTTTTAATCTACCTATATCAAAATTTATTGTTGTAAAATGTGTATCTAAAATTGGTACGATATATTTAATATAAAAATCTATATGAAAGGATGGCATTGGAGACATAAATCTCGGATCTTCGAATATTCGATATTGATAATGATCACTTTCTTTATATAAATCATATATTGGTGTGTGTATTAAAAACTTATCCCACTTAATATTATTCCGCAAATGTGCCAATTCTTCTGTATTGTTTATAAATTCAAAATCAAAAGGATATCCATAAAAGAAATAATAAGGAATGTTATGTAATTCACATAAATTTTGTATGTCTAATATTTGTTCTAAATCTCTTATATGATCATATACTTTGGATTGTATATATAACTCTTTGATTATATTGTCATCACTATGACTACTTGCCCAAAATCCTCTGTCCTCTACAACATTTGCTTTCATATCTACAATAAAATTTCTTAAATTAAATGTTTTTATTTGCTTTAGAACTTCAGGATCCTCAACAAACATATCCAATTTACCAATACTAGTCCATTGTATTATTACTACTAATTCGTTGTCTAAATTTTCTAATATATGCTTTTTACATACTCGTCCTATAAACTCATTCCCTACAGCAGGTCCTCCCATAGACAAATGTTTTAATTTATGTGTAAGTGTTGGGAAATGTACCCAAATTGGATAATGTTTAAATTCTCGTTGGCTTATTCCACAGCCACTAGTTAGTAAATATTGCATTATATTGCTTCCGTGTTATAACACTTCCTTGTCCATAATGATCATATTCTATTTCATCTGGATTACTACTGCACGCCTTACATACAACAGGGTTTGGCTTTTTAATATTATTAACAAACTCATCTAGATTATCATCATAATTTAATCCGGTATTAAGGTATGGTTGCCATGCTTCAGAATCTCGTATATTAAACAATGCTAATGTATCATCCAAATTAGCGACAGGAGGACACTTGTATAATTTATTTTTATATAGTGTAGGAGAATTTGGGGCACCGCATACTCTATGAGCACCAACAAAATCTTCATTATTAGCAGGTACTAATTTAGGGCCCTCCCCCATAAACGGACGCCTAAACTCACCAAACAAATTCATATGCCATTTTATATCAGCATTCCTATCTTTTAATTTAATAAGTTTATCTGGTGGATCAAACGGAGTTGCTGTTACTTTCCAATCAGAATGTTTTAAGAAAAATTTAACATTGTTAATATATTCCTCTGGAGGCGGATAAAAGTGTAAACTAGTTTGTATTAAAACATTTCCTAACTCTCTACACCAGTTGTATAAGTCTGGACGCACAAANTAATGAAATCCATTAGTAATAAGTTTTACCCTAGCAGTTGGAAAATATTCTCTTATACCAAACATCCATTGTTTTAAATCTTTATTAAGCAGAGGTTCACCACCCATCAAATTAACTTCTTGTATAGTAAAACGTTGACTCCACTCTTTAAACCATTGCTCGCCATCACTCCAAGGAACATGACCTTTACGATTATAATTAGACATTACTATACAACCCCTACAGGACAAACTGCAAGCATATTGTACCATTACATCTAAATATTTTAAATCATATTTGTTTGTCATTTTCTATCTTAACTCGAAACTCTTGATGTAACTCATCTTGCATAGTTATGCCACAATGTTGACTTATTTGCTTTAATATTCTACTTTGTGATGGCACGTATTGTTGGCGAGCATCTAAATCATCATAATTTATATTTAAATTTCTATCAACAACAGAATGATAATTATACTCTGCTTTATCCCATTCTTTTTCTAATTTTTTTCTATTTTTATCTGTTAATTCTTGTTTACGCGAGGCAAGTATGATATCTATAGTATTCATATTATAATGTGTATTGATATACCACGATTTGTCATTATTTGTAGTTAATTGCAACAACATACCAAAAAATTCTAACTGTGTTGGCTGTGGCTGATACCAGACTTTACTTTTAATATTGCGTAATATTTGCTTATGCCCTTCTTTAGAAGCAGGATATGTTATATTAATAAATTTATATCTCTTAAAATACTTCCATATATCTTCTTCTCTATAATGTGTAGGAACTACAACGTATTTGTCTTTATCTAACATGCTTATATCTTTATGATCATATAATCTTTCTGGCTTAAAATCCAAACGCAATAAGTTTTGATTAAATACGTCATTAACCTTATACCTATCACCTATTTTACGCCTATTCAGAGTATTACACTCGTCAGATTTGCTTATAATATAGGACAGAAATTCTCCACCTGCACCGTGGGGATAACATAAAAATATAAAATTAAATTCAGGTAAGACGAACACACTAATACTTATTAGCGTTTCTTACCTGTGTGAAAAATATCTTCTTCGGTTACTATTCTAAAACGTATACCTTGATTTTGACACCATTTATTAGCAGCTTCCCATTTTGCGTGGTTCATTGCTACGTGTGCTTGATTATATTTGCTTTTGCCAGCATGTTCTGCTAGTGTTTGATTTTTAGGTTTAATCTCAATTAACTCGGCCTGACGCTTACCATCCTTGCCTTGATATACAATAAAAAAGTCTGGCACATATTGAGTTTGTTTACCTGTTAATGGATTCCTATAAGGTATCCTAATTGCTTCACTTGCCCACTCTGTAATACCTGGATGGTTATCACAAAATTGCATAAAAGCATATTCCCAACCACTTCTATATTTTGGGTTAGATTTCCCTACATATTTTTTGTAGTTTTTAGGAAGGAAACGACCTTGGGCATATTTTGCCATGACTTACGCCAATATTGCTCGTTGAATTTTTTCGCTAATTACGGTTGCTTGACTATAACCTAATACACTAGTACGATTACGTGTTGTATTCAATAATATACACAATATAGTATTAAGTTGAATTTTATCTTCAACTAATTCTAATTGGTCAATAAGTTCAACTGGATCTAGTTGTTGTTCTTTAGCTACTTCCAATAATGAAATAGTTAAATTATCAACTGTTGAAGTATCTAATCCTCTACCAAGTAAAAATCCTCTCACAATATCAAATTGTGCTGGATCTACAGAATCAACTTTGGTATAATAATTATCAAAAAACTTTCTTTGTTTTTTATCACTAGAAAAACTTTGATCNGCTTGTTCTTGTATAGGAAAACTTGTNTTTTCTACAAAATTTGTATATTCTGCCATTATGTACTACCACCCAAATCTGGACCGCTGGCGCCGCCAGAATCTCCACTGCCGGCAGCTTCCGCTCCTCGAATCTCTGCCGCTTTTCTCATAGTTGCTGTTGGGAATCTATTTCCTGCATTCCTAGTTATTATATCAACAGCACTAGGTAATGAATCTTTTAATTCATTTTTAAGAACATCTCTAACATCATTAGCTCTAATTTGTTCTCTTAATTGGAAAGCACCAACAGCTGCTCCTATCAAATTACCACTTTTGAGATTNCCANACACATCCATACCTTTATCAAACATGCCACCTGGACCAATAACACTATTTGTACCTCTACCACCACCCGATAATGCACTTGGTGCCTTATCATAAAACCCACTTCCAAAGTTTGGTATTGAACCAATACCTACATCACCATATACTATTGCATCATAATTTAAATTAANNGTATGNTCCATAGNTGACACTCCATCAGATGCTTCATGTGATCCATGACTATACTCTGTTATAACAGGATTTTTTAACGTATATGATGTNCCTTTTCCTTTAGANAANGAATATATAGTAATTTCNTTTATTAAATTAAGGCCATATGATNNAGTAAATGNTGAATCTAAACCCCAAGATCCTCCTGGAATTTGATTATTCTCTTCAAATGTATTACGTAATCCACCTCCTGTTCTTATATTATATTCTGCTGGCTGTTTATTACCATCACCAAAATAATATGAATAATAGTTGGCTAAAAAATTACGAACATTATTATGATTATCATCATGAAATGTAATGCTTACTGGGGAATAATGTACTTTGCCGTAATTATAAGCAGTTCTATTATATTGATTTAGTGTTTCAACATCAATTGATATACCCGGTAAATCTACTGCCTTAACCATAAAACCAAGTTCAGCTTGATCAAATGTCTGTTGAGCCACAGATCTATTTAAAACAATTACACAATGATAAAGATATCTAAATTTAGGTGCTAACCTAAAATTATCATGAGAAAATAAATTACTTGCATGGCGGTAGTCTTTGACGTGATCGCCAGCTGCCAAACCATGCAAGAAATTATTAAAAAAGGATGCCATTAGATATTAACCTGTGGCAACTACCCCTGTTCCTCTACCAACTGATACACCGATACCGGTTTCAATTGGAGTGTTAAGAGCATTATCAAAACGTATTGTCAATCCAATAGATGCATACTCACTTGCTGAGTAGCTCATGTCTTGATAATTTACGTTTTCAATATAACAACCATACAATTCCCAAGTTTCTAAAACTACTGGTGCAGTTGCTCCATTACCACCATCTAGTACTTCGTACTTTGTAGTAAATTTATAATCTACACCTGACACTTGACTCATTTGTTCAAAAAAGTCGAATTGCTTCTGCATTTGCTCACCAACTCTACGTGTCATTTCACCATTTACATCATCACGCAAGTTAATTGTAACTGGCTCCCATGTATGCTTGCCTAATATATTAATTCTTGAGTTATACACATCCAAAATTTGGTTCTCAAAAGAAGCATTTGGACGAGTAATATCGATTACGTTTTTTGTAATCTCTGATCGTGGAGTAGTAACGCCAAAATTCTCAACTATCGCTCTAAAGCGATATTTTAGTTTCGGCATCAATGTACCCATTGATCCGGCACCACTAATTGGTACCGTAAATTTTGTTAATGACGCTACGGACATATTATTCTCCTGTTATTATCAATATTTATCCTATTCATGGGGCGGTTTTACGCCGCCCCAAAAATAATAATAGCATATTATAATTTTGCTATTTCACCTGTATTTTTAAGTCTTACTGGAATGTAAATAAATTCTAACGCTTTCACCGGCTCGATCGCTACGTCTACATATAGTTCGTTACGATCAATTCTTGCAGATGTGTTATTAGATTCATCACATACAACCAAGTAATCGTTAAGTGCTCGTTTTGCCATCAATTCATTNCAAAATGATTCAATTACACCTTTAATTTCATTACGTGTAAGTTCATCATTAGGTTCAAAGATGAATGGTTTGGACATGAGATCCAATTGGCGTCTCATGTATGAAACAAGCCTTGAAACNTTNACTCTATCAATTGCAGAAGATGTTGANGCACGNGANTTNTTACCNAAGTTCATTAAACCACTACCATTAATAAAGGTAATTGGGTTAATTCTATCAGCATATAATACATCACGCAGTCCTTCACGTACAGCAATACTCTGGAATTCAGCAGTACTGCTATCAATGTAACCAATAGCAGTAGCATTAGAAATTTTACCACGGTTTGTGCCTGCGGCGGCAAACCATTGGTAACCAACACTATCGTTATAAGCCATTGTGCGTAAAATCATATGACTTGCTGGCACTACAACTGAGTTGCCTGCTAGGTCACTTGAATATCCTGAAGGATAATATACGCTCATGTAAGCATTATTAGTTACAAGTCCATCTTCACCGTTGTCTGTTGCGGCATTGGAGTTTTTGCTCCAAACTTGCAAATCAGCGGCGTTAGCTGATAAACGTAGAGGTGAATCAGCAATAATATGTGCTGTTTCTTTTCTGTCTGTGTTTAGTGTTGCCATGTTAGCAATCAACTCTGGATAACCTGGAGCGGCAAGTAAGTTAAACTGACGTTGCTCTTCTCGGATATCTGTATTTGCATCAATTGCAGATTTCATTGCGGCTACAACTACTTGACGCTGTGCTTTACGGCCGGCCCACATAGCACCATTTGTTTGGTTGCCTGCGGCATTCTGCCAACGATCTGGATAGTAATCAGCAATTGAATCTGCTGGTGAACCAAAACGTGGGTTACCACTTGGCCAATCAGTAGTATTAATTGAATCTTTAGCATACTTTTTAACATTGTATCCACTACGGCGTGTATTCCATAATAGCATACCACGTGGTGAACTTGCTGGATTTGGTGCATCCGGATCTAAGAAATGATTAGTTAATAATGAAACAATAGTACTTGCTGTGCCTGCACCAGTTGCT